TGTTTTAAATATTTCTTTTTCATCATCAGTAAGAATATCTAGATGTTGTATTGACCCATCGTGTCCGGCTATGTCCTTCCAAAGTTCAGTAAGCTTCTTACCTTTAACTCCTTTAGACCTGAGAAGCTTTTCTAAGTATTTGTTCTTTACTTGGTAGCTACCTGAAAGAGTTTTGTGTGTATAAACATTAGCACGATATGGCTCAATCGAAGGAGATGTCCCACCACAAATAATACTAGAAGAGGCATTAGGAGCAACAGCGAGAAGATGAGCATTCCTACGAGAAAGACCAGAGACATCAGGTGCTTCTCCCCTTGCATCAGCAAGTCTTTCAGTAGCCTCCACAGCTTTTGTTTTGATATGTTTAAATGCTTTATGATTGAAGCCAGAAGCGAAGATACTTTCAAAAGGTATTTGTTTAGATTGAAGGTAAGCATGGAACCCCATTGCTCCCAAACCGATTGACCTTTCTCGATAAGCTGAGTAAGCTGCTCTTGCAAAGCCTTCTTTCCCTTGCTTAAGATGTTTTGTAAATCTTTTAAAGTTGGCATGATATTCTCCTAATTGTGTGGTATCAACAGCATTATCTATAAAGTGCTGAAGTACATTATCTAACATTGTAACTAAGTCATCAATAAAGTTTTTATCTTTTGACCACTTATCAAAATGTTCTAAGTTTACAGAAGACAAACAACAAACAGCTGTGCGTTCTTCGTTAGTAGGTAAAGTAATCTCAGAACATAAGTTGCTCTGTTTGATTTCTAAACCTAAGTCTTTTTGTTTTTGTGGTAAAGCTTCATTACAAGTATCTATATTGACAATGTAAGGCTCACCAGTTTCTGCTCGAGCATTGAGGATTTGCCACCACAACTCTCTAGCATTGACAATCTTCATAGGCTCATTAGTCTTAGGGTCTATCAATCGCCAGTCAGCATCCTCAGCAACTGCTTTGAGGAAGTCATTATTTATGTTGACTCCATTGTGTAGGTTCAAACATTTTCTATTAATATCACCACCAGATTCTTTTCTCATGTTGATGAACTCTTCAATCTCTGGATGCCAAACATTCATGTAAGCTGCATAACTACCACGTCTGGTTACACCTTGATTGAAGGCTAACATCTGTGAGTCTACGACATGCATAAAGGGGATTGAACCAGTAGACTTACTACCGTGAGCAGTAGAAACACCGTTACTGCGAACATCTCCCCAGTATCCACCAATGCCTCCACCCGAACTTGCAAGCCAAATGTTTTCATCATAATGAGATGAGAGACCAGTTCGACTATCAGGTACATAATTGAGGAAGCAACTAATAGGTAGCCCACGTTTGGTTCCCCCGTTACTAAGTATAGGAGTGCTAAACATGAACCAATGTAAGGAACTGTATTTGTAAAGTCTTTGAGCCAACTCAAAATCTGTAACACCCTTGAAGGTGGCTCCGAAGACGGAGGCTCTTGCGAATGCTTCTTGTGCATGTGTTTCTTCTCCAGTAAAATATCTGTCTCTTAAAGTGTCGAGACTAAACTTATCTAAAAGTTTTTCATTGTCATAATTAATCTTAATACCTAAGTATTCCTTTGGGCCAACCTTATCTTCCATTATTCTCCTCTATGTATAAAGCTATGATGGCATAGTGTACTATCTTCATCAGCTCTTTTTTCTTTTCATCCTTCTTACCACATCTCATAGCATACTTCATAATGTTACCAATACTAAAACTCTCACCATGACCAGCATCAATAATCATATCTGTTGCTTGATATTTACCATTGGCATAGTGCTGATTATAAGTAGAATCAATGTAGCTTTTGATGTCTTTTAAAATCTTATCTTCGTTGAATTTATATTTCATTGTACACTCCTACCATATCTATTTTCTACTTCAAGTAAAAGAACATTAGATAAATTAATTAAAGTATCGTCATCAAAATTATCTATTGATTCATTTGGTTCTTGTAGTATCTGACCCATTTGAATAATTGCTTTTTCTAGTTCTGTCTTCATGACATTATTTCTTCTAGTGTTATATCAGGATTATTCTTTACTTGTTTATAAAACCATCGCAATGAATAAGCACTCAACATTAATCTATTGTTAGCATAGATGTGAGTTTGCTCTGGTAAAAAGTCCTGTAAATTCTTTAGTGTTATCTTAGTTGCATCCTCTCCTTCTGGAACCATAGTCTGCAACCATTCAATAAGCAATAGCTCACTCTGTCTTCTTAATCTTTTAGCTTTAGTACCTCTCATAATACCTCCTCTACATTAGGTTCTTTTACTACTTTAGTAAAATAGACAGGCCCTTTAGCATAATTAAAGACACGAAGACCTGCTCCATCATTGGAGTTAGTTCGGCATTTAAATTTATAAGGACAGAAAGTACACTCTCGAGGTAACTTCATGTTGCCAGATTTACCTTCCGGTACTTCATCAAAGCAATAATCAGGTGGAGAATCCGACTTGATTATTTTTTTTACTCTATCTATTTTAGAAGTTATATTGGGTTTGTCAAGGTCTTGGGGTTTAAAGAGGGCTAATTCTCCTGTTTCTTTGTTGAAAGCAAGGAAGCCTCCCTCAGATGTCTTCTCAGCATGTTCATAACCAGCAAGCTGAGCCATGTAGCCAAAGTTATCTTGCTCTGCTAATGTGCCTTCTTTAAACTTCTTGAAAGCATAACCAGAAGCAGTCTTGATATCTACTACTTCACCATCAATCTTACAATCCATGTGGCCTTTGATGCCCTTGACTGAGACTTGTTTCTGTTCAGCAGTTACTTTGTGACCTGCTAATTTAACAAAGAAGATTAGCAAGACTTCTAGGATGTGACCATACAAGAACTTAATTAAAGTAGTTGGATGTAATTCAGAGTCAGCATCTTTGTCTTCATGCATATCAAACCACAACTGTCTTTCAGGCTTACCAATGTTAGACATGCGTAAAGTCTGTGTGGTTGCTTTGTTTCTTTGTACAGGAGTAGCCCATTCAGAGACAGCAGAAGCTATGTCAACTCCTAGTTCTTCTAATAATTTGTTTGGGATTTTGATTTGTTTACCATCAGAAAGAACTCCGATAGTATCATAGATATCATCTACTAGTGTGTCTAATGTTTTATTTTTCTTGCTCATCTTCTAGCTCCTTAAAAGCTTTTATTACATCAGATGAGAACAACTTTTGTAGATTAACTAGATACATTCTACTTGCATTGTGGTCGCCACCTGATACAGTTTTAAATGTATCTAATTCTTTGACTATAGTCTTTAGTACATCAGTATGAAAGACTAAGGTACAGTACTCTTTGTCGCCTACACAAAGATGATGAAACCAGTAATCTGATTCAGTTGCTTCAATTCCAGATGGCTTACCATAGCTTTGATATTCAATCGCTATGTTGCCAGTCTTCATCCACATACCTCGTTCAGACTTAACTTCAATCTTTTTGTTACAGAGCATCTCTGCAACTTTATCTTCTCTTATAGTACCAAACTCTAAGTCTATATCAAACTTCTTTCGGTTTTCTTTAGTGGGTTTCACTCCAGTTACCTCCGACTTTAAATTCACCATCGAGAGGACAACGCATCTTGTAGTATTCTCCGGCATCTTGAATACTTCGGACAGCTAATTGTCCAACCCGATTTGCTTGACATTCTCTGGCTTCTATCTGCCATTCATCGTGAATGTTAGCAACGAACTTAAAATCAATAGTACAGGTTTTAAGCCTATCATGCAATATGTTTAAGGCTTTTTTCATTACTATTGCACCTCCACCTTGCAGTAGAGTATTGAGGGCTGCATGTTGATGTCTTAAGAATATCTTACGACCATCTAGCCCTTTGAGGAATCCTTTTTGAGCTGCTCTTTCAACTCTAGTCTTAAGAGATTTAAGTGCTGGTAAACTAGTAAGAAACTGTTCTCGCAGCCTCTTACCATCTGCTCTATTTCCGTTAATGATGCTTCCAATTTTCTCATCTCCTGCTCCGTATATAAGTGCATAGATGAATGTCTTAGCCTCATCTCTTGATTTAAGGCCAGCAAACTGTTGATTAGTTGTGTGAATGTCTCCGTTGATAATTTCATTGATGTACTCCTCATCTGACATGTAGTGGGCTAACATTCTAAGTTCTAAACCTGAAGCATCTATGCCCACTAATTTATAGCCTTCAGGTACAGTCCAACAAGACCTACACTCTTTACCATAAGGGCTATAGACTGCAGGTACTTGAGCCATGTTTGGATTTCTATGTGCCATACGACCAGTGATAGCACCGGTTGACATGACAGCACCATGAACACGATTGTCATCTTTCAAGGCATCAATCCAAGACTCAATTTGTCCGACTCGTTTTTGTATAAGTAGATACTCAGCAATCAGCTGAGCTTCTTTAATGTGTGAGATTTTACTGAGTGTACCTTCATCCACAATCGGTTGACCAGTTGGTGTGAATCTTTTAGGTTCCCAACCAAAGTCTACAAGGTACTCTCCTATTTGCTGACGAGAGCCAAGATTAAATTCCC